GGCCGGTACGGTCGGTGAGACGGTGAGACGGTGAGGCCGGTACGGTCGGTGAGACGGTGAGACGGTGAGGCCGGTACGGTCGGTGAGGCTGAAAATCAAAAAAAAATTGACCGCTAGAAAAACTGTTCACTTGTGCACAAAAACGAACAACTAATGAGATTGAAATTCATTTTCAAAAACATTTGAAAAACCATATTTTCAATATTTTTCACAAAAATGATAATTTTCACAATTTTAAGAATTTTCACAATTTTGAGAATTTTCACAATTTTGAGAATTTTTACAAAAATGAGAAATTTCGCATTTTTGAGAAAATTTTTTATTCAAGGAGTTGGGCAGGGGGGTATCCCATATTAAAGCTGGCCTATTTATTTTTTGGAAATGAATTTTTGAAATATTTGAAAGTCAAAACCAAATGTAAAAATACAGGGAAAAATGGGTTTTGGGGAGGTTGGCTTTTTACGTGTTTTGCGTAAAAAATGCTTTGGGATAATCCGGGAAAAATACCCTGAATGTTTTTCCAGACTTTTTCTTCTGATAATTTCCTGAGAATCTTTCCCAGAAAACCTGCATAGAAAGCTCCACTCATATCGCTGACGTTTTTTTGCAGAATATGCCACACAATCTGGCCGACCCACATGCCCAGCAATTGGCCAGAGATGCCGCCTTAGCAGCTCTGTCTGACGTTTGGCTGTATCCACCCACCCAGCACTCAGCGGGCGCTTGTGCTGGCCTTTCCTGCCCAGATTTTGCTTTTCCCCCAGACCAAGCATAGGGGGGGGCTACCTTGCAATATATGCGAGCTGGATGGTGCTGTTTTTGGCATTCTCAGCATCTTCAAGTGCTCGCCATGCGCCAGATTTGCAGAGGTAGTGTTCAAGAGATTAGCCTCTCTGCACTTTGTTCTTCTTATTAGACTTTTTACACTTTCTATAAAGAAGTATAGTCTACCATAAAATGACTGGGTTAAGAAGTTAACTATTACTACCTCTTTTCCAAACTTTCCTAGGAAAAAAGGAAGAGTTCTTAGAAGAGTTTGGAAAAGGGGGTAGTAAAGTTAACTTCTTAACCCAGTAGTTAACCCCATTTTTGTGCTACTCCACCCAACTGTAGCCAAAAACCGTGTTTATGTTCTTCGAGCCTAGCCCGACTTCCATACTGTATGGCGGCTGCTTCAGCATCCGGGACAGCTTGTTTGCAGTTCCCACCACCTCAGGCTCTCCACTGCGAGCACACCAGTTCTTGTATTCGCTGAAGACCTCTCTGGTGTGCAAGTTCACTCCATCCGCCTTGATCAGCCTCTCCGACACGAACTGCTGCAGGGAATCCTCCTCCATGCGGTACTCCTCCGTCGCAGCCCTAACCTTTGCTGGGGGTGCCAGAGCACCGCGGATGCGGTAGTCGTTGTAGCCGTCGATGGCGCGGTTGAGGATGCCAGGAAGCTCGTCTTGGAAAGTTCTCCACATCTCCGATCTGCTTTTGCGCTCTGCCACCGGGATGGTGACTTCCCAAGGGATGAGGTGGATGCGCCTCCAGATGCCGTGATCCACGCCAGAAATCTTCGGCTTGTGATTGCCGACCATCCAGATTTTGTGTGTCGGGCTAAAGGTGTATGGCCGCTCATATGGCCGGCGCGCCACAATGTCCTCGCCTCCTAGCAGGCCTTTGACCATGCTCTCATTGATTTTCTTACTGTCTGGCAGCTCGTCTGTAATGACCAGCCGCTTGCCTTCAAGCATGGACTTTTTGTAATCCATGGCAGAATCTGCATTGCCACCACCCAGCAAAGTGTTCACATCAACCATAGTGCTGAGTTGGTCACCCAGCAAAAAGCGCAGCACCATCAGGCCGGTGCTCTTGCCGTTAGCGCCCAGCCCGTAGCAGAAAAAGAGGGCATCGTGGTCCACGAAGCCGGTCATGCTGTACCCGACAATTCGCCACCAGTAGTCTACCATGTCCTGATCTTCGGCAAATGCGCGGAACAAGAACGCATCGAATGCTGGGCACAGTGCTGCGGCATCGTGCCGGACGGGTGAGCTGACGCTGATGAGGTCGCGTCGTTCTGCCTTGCGGATCTCGACACCGTGCACGCCGTCTTGGTTTCTGGCTTCAAAGTCGATGACGTAGCCATCGGCAATGCCGAGCAATTGCCGGTTCTTGTCGTACTCGGTTGCTGGCCGCAGCACTTCTTTAAACCGCTGGGTAAGGCTGGTGACCTGCGACAAATACGGTGCCTTGCGCAGATTGGCACAACGCTTTTTAATCGACTCGATCAGGGCGTTGTTCATCTTGGTCACGTCCTTATTCTTCTGGGCCGCGGTGGCGCGCTCGATGCTCTCGATGATCTTGTGGTATTCATCCACCACGGTTGCTGAGAGCACGATCTGATTTGTCCCTACAATATCCTTGGTCCAGGTACGGGTGTCCTCATCGTAGGCGCGCCAGCATTGCGAGAGAGGATCGTATGCAAAGTCGTCCTGGCACTCGCGGATAAACATTTTGGCGTCGCCGATCTGTTCTTCCTCATAGAGCAGGGCAGATTGCTCCTCCTCGCTGATCTCTGGCGTGTGCTCGTCATCCTCCAAGAGGTGGGCGTGCCCACTGCCGCGGCTGGCACGGCCCACGTTGATATTGCCGAACCATGTTTTGCGCTTGGCTGCGGCGGATGCGTTGAATCCGTTCTGCTGGGCGTAGTGGATGACTGTGCGGATGGTGACCTTTTTGAGCCGGTTGCGGTACTTTTGCAGGTATTCGCCGGGGTGTTCTTCTGGTGCCCATTCATTCAGCACTTGGATGGCGCTTTCTAGTGGCAGGGTGGAGAAAACGCCGGAGGCGACTCGCAGCCACGTATCGTAATCCGGTCGCTTGGGTAGGAATCCAAGAATCTCACGCACATCGGCCTCGGTCATCTCTGCTTGTTCGATCTGAGCTGGGGTAAACTGCTCAGGGCGTGGGATGCTGAGGATCTTTTCTGCCAATGGTGACACCGCCTTTTTTGTAATTGGCAGGATGGTCGCCGCAGTGCGCCGGCACCAGGCATCGGGATCGTAGCTGACGAAGCACAACCGTTCCACGTCTTTGCACGCCTGGTCGATTGCGAGGCCGTGATTGTTCATGAAGTACTCGGCTGCTGAGTGGAAGCTCTCCAGATGCCGAGTGCTGTCGATGCGGATGACGCATTTGATGCCCACCCCGGAAGGACCGACGAATACGGCACCGACGTGTGGGTCAGCCTCAAGTTCTTTGCGGGTCTCGGCTTGATCCAGCCCGATGTTCTCTTTGCCATCAAAGTCGCACTGCAGCCAGCCGCTATGGGTGCGGGCACGAACGGGTGCATTTCTGGCCCGGCTGCTCATCGAGCACGAAACAGTGATGCAGGGCAAGCGTCGTTTCAGGCTGGCCGCGGTGCTGGTCTTTCCTTCGGTAAGTGCCGCCCTTATTTGAATGATCAGGTCTTGATAGACTCCCTGCCGGCATGTCTCGATAAATGAATCAAGCGAGTTGGTCTCGACTGGAGTGACGGAGGTGGCATTTGGGAACCACGTGACTTGAGCCTTGTGGGTGCCGGATACGGCAGACTCTTCTTCTAAAGTGATGGGATTGGCAGGCATGTTTAAGAAATGGCGTTGGTGTAGTTGATGGCGTCTTGGGAAACGAATACTCCTGAGAAGGTGTCTTTGAGGAAAAGCCCCGGCAGCGTGCGAACGCGGCTGAGGGCGACATATGCCTGGCCAGGCTCTCTGGCAGCGCGAGCGTCAATGAGTGCTGCGTTCAGGGAAAGCCCTTGTGACTTGTGGATTGTGGTGGCCCAGGCAAGGCGGATTGGAAGCTGGGTGACTGAACCGTAGTTCTCTTTGCCTGGGACAACCTGCCATGTGTACTCGTTGATTTGGGTCAATGGTTCGTCGTCCGGAACGCCGTCTACTTTAATAATAATATTTCCCATTGCTTTATTTATTCCCTTAACAGTTCCAATTGTTCCATTCACGATACCTCCCTGCAGGTTTACAGTGACCATGACCCGCGCGCCGATCTTGAGTGTAAGTTTTTCCGGACAGGTGAGATTCTCACGAATCCATGCGCAGCCAGAATCACCAGTGTCGCTCATTATAAATGTAACCTCTTCATCATCAATGAGTCCAAGCTGCATATTGTTGTACTTATCGACCTGCACATTGTGAGTGTAGAGGCGAATGATCTTGCTGGAGGGAAAGCGAGCCACACGCTTTTGCAGGATGGCTGATTCCTCCTTTCCAATCTTGCCGACACGGACGGCGTTGAGCAGCTTTTTGAACTCATCAGCATCTTGCCGGTGGATGCGTGTGAGGACTGCCGGCACTAGTTCGGCGTCCTTCCATGCTTTATTCATAAAGCACCAATCGTACTTGCCGGTTTTGGATACCGGAGGGAGCTGCAAGAAATCGCCGACAAAGATGACCTGAATGCCTCCAAATGGCAGATCTTGTTTGCGCATCTTGCGGAAGTAGAAGTCGAGAAAGTTAAGCGTCTTGCCTGGCAACATGCTGATCTCGTCGATGATCAGGATTTTGGCGTTACAGATGCGCTCAATTGCTTTTGGTCGGGTGAATTTGAAAGGTGGCCGTTTCATCTCATCCTTGAGTCTTGCAAGACATTCCTCGTTGTTCTCGTACCCTTGGTAAGCGTTATTGTACGGCCCGATGCCGATACCGGCCCACCGGTATATGGTCATCGTCTCCACGATATCGTCGAGCTGGTTGCGCATATTGAGCGCGGCAATGCCGGTGGTGGCCGTAACGGCGATAGAATCAAGCTCGTCCACATTCTGGTACAAGAATTCTGTGATGACGGTCGTCTTGCCTGTGCCGGCGTTACCGGTGAGAAAGACGTTCATTCCGTTGTGTATTTTGACCAGCGCATTCATTTGCGACGGGTCTAGTTCTTTTTCGGTGGTGATGATCATGGTGTTTATCTGGGTGCTCTAAAAAATAAAGAGACCGCGCCCGTGCATATGCACGAGCCGGTCCATAGCTGTTTGTTGAATCTGTCCCAGCATACTGGGCAGAACTCAGGAGGTATGCTCTCGCGGCGCAGGCGCCTACCCTTGCGCCAGCGCACGTCCATCATGCTTACGACGGCTGATGCGGAAGGATTGGGTCCAGCGGCATGTCCGGTAGGCGGCCCAGAATCGGCAGTGGGTAGAGCAGGAGTGGCGGTAATGACGGGCGGTAGCACGCTATCCACGCTGTCTGGGATGAGTGCCCGACTATCACTCCCAGCCGACTGTGTGGAAGGAGGGACGCTTGCTGCCACAGGCGGTCGCTCTCGGTGCTCTTGGGCGGGAAGTTCGGTATTACGTCGGTCAGGTTCTCTGTCCCCAGCAGTCGGTCTTGTGGCGATGCGGTGGACGAAACGGGATCTATCTGGATTGGCCTTGTCGGATTTTCGTTTCGACGAATAATCAAGGAACCCACTTTTTTTTTGACCGGGGCGGCTGCGTTTGCAGCCGCTGTTGGTTTTGGTTCCATGGCGTTAGTAGCCCAGATCCAATTGCGGTTCAGCCGCGGTTTCTGGCTTCACCGAAAGTTCTGAAATGCCGAGCAGGCGTTCCATGACTTTGGCGGTGATGGCCATGTCGTTGTTCAGGTATTCAATCGCTTTAGGGCGATCATGTTCCCACAGGCCTGCAAACTCTTTGCCGCTGCCGTTCTTGGCTGGGAGGCCGAGGAACTTGCAGAGCGTGTCGAGCTTGATCCACTCCATGCGGTCGCCGCACTGCCATTCAAGTGCGAGGTCCATGAAGCACTGGTGGTTCACGTATCCTTTGTAGGCGTAAACGCCGCTGGGAATGGGGACATTATTGGCCCATGACCTGCGGGTCAGGAAGGGGATATCAAAGCGATTGCTGTTGAACCCCACTACGGTGCGTCGGTCACGCACGCTATCTTCCACCCATGTCCAGAACTTTGAAAGCATCTCTGCTTCGTCGTTGTCGGCAATGATGGTGGTGACGCCTTCGGTGCGTGTGCCGATAGCGAGCACCCTACCGGTCAGGGCAGAGAGTGCGCCGCGTTCGAGCCACGTCTTCTTTTGCTCTGCCAAGTTCTCAGCAATCTTGGCCGCGTCCTTATAGTTGGCGGGTGGCTTGAACTCTGGGCAGAGGTGCTCGATGTAGGCTTCGGGGAGCGAGCCGGTTTCTATATCAAAGAGGCAGGTTTTCATGATTAAAACGGCTGATTGTCTTCGATGTCGCGTGGGTCGGTGGTGGCGAGTTCTTGCTTGTAGGCAATGAGAGCAGCCTTCAGCCGGCGGTCGTTGGCATCTGGCTTCTTGTTCTCCAGCGTTGGAATCCACACATCGTGCAGATTATCCTTGGCTTCGTTCGGGATGTCGCCCAGCGGAATGTTGGCGAACTTACCGACGTGCACTTTGCACTTCATCCAGTCGCCTTCCTTGGTATCGTCCTCCGGTGCCGCGGATGCCGGGCGGTAAGTGCTGCCACCACCTTCCTGGCGGTCGCATTGGCGGACGTATTCTCCACAGGGTTTGTATGGAGTGTCGCCGGCATCTGGCCGGATGTTCAGGATCTGAGCAAATACGCGGTCACCGACCTTGGTGTGCTCGATCATGACTTTGACGGGAAATCCCAGCAGTGTGGCCTCGATGTCCATCTCGCGGCTTTCTTCTGCCGTGATGTCCACGCCGCGGATGCGCTTGAGATCCTTCCTGAGGCTGGCCTTCTCATTCAGGCTGGGTGTGTAGGGAGGCGACCACACGATGCCGTGACGGCCATTCTCGTCCACGTATTCGGTCTCGTACACGAGCTTAAAGACTTCCTTGTCACCGAACTTCGTCTGCATGGTTTTCAGTTCGGTTACGTCCACGATGACGGCACGAATGAAGCCTTCTGTTTCCGGGTGCGGGGCGAACGATTTGCCGCCGCTGTTTTTAACTGTGATTGCCATAATGATGTAGTGTTGGTTCTGGTTTGGTTTGGTTTTGTTTTTGTTTGGAGGGAAATTCTATTTTGATCCGTAGATCTTGCGATACTTTGCAACAGTCTGCTGGCTTACACCGTAGATATGCATCAGATCAATATTCATAAGTGAATAGTCTGCGTTAGCCATCTTGTGCTCCAGCTCGCTCTGCTGCCTGATTGTCGGTGCAAAGATCTTTCTATAGCGCGCTACCGTGCTTTCGCTGACCTTCATGTCCTCGGCTATGACGTGATTTAGCAATGAATAGTTGACCTTGGACATCTTAACGAGCATGTCCGCAAGCTTTTGTTCCTGCGTTTCCTCTGCTCCTTTTATTGGTCTGCCAGGGCCACCCATCACTTTTGGTTTGTATCCTTTTCGCTGACGCAGCCTTTCTCGCCTCTTGGATGCGCACGGCTCGCAAGTCTTGTGCTCCGGATGCAACTCCTTGGCGCAGAGTTCGCACTTGCCTTGCGCTTTAAGCACGAGCTGATACAGGCGTTGTCTTGATAGCGGTTTGTTCATTTTAATGAGGATTTCGGCACTCCGTCGTTGTCGAGCGTCATTTTGAATCCGACGTTTCCGGCGACGTGGAACAGCACGATGCCTTCGGGATTCATGAATCCGGGCGCGGCTTGGCTACCTGTCTGGCCTAACTCCCAAAGTTGGATAGTAGCCTCGGCCGTGCTGAACAATCCCTGCCAGAGGATCGGTACTAAATGGCAGCAGGCCGGGAGCATGTCCTGCAATTTGACGTTGCGCGGGTCAGCGGTCGGGATTGCTTTCGGCACCTCTCCATGCGGGCACCATCGGGTCACGTTGAACAGGCTGAAACGGCGGTAGTTGAGTCCGTAGTTGCGCTGGATGCCACGGCCCCACCACTCGCCAAAGTGACGGCCCGGTCCGAGTTGCATCAGCTCGTCTTTGTTGTCGGTGGCCCAGCGTGCGAACCCAAAATTATCGTCACCGGGGGTGATCCAACGGGTGCGGCTACCGAACAGCATCTTGCCGTCGTCGGTAATGTAGAGCTGTGCGTTTGTTCCGTCGATTTTCTCGGTGACGATGACCTCGCGTTGCAAACGGGCCATTTTTGGGAATGCTGTGAATTGTTCGTCTGTAATCATAACTGGTCTTGGTCTGTTAGTTTTTTAACTTAGTTCCACTCCTTCTGGGGGAGGGCTGCTCTGATAGATTTCTTTCCAACGCTTGGACCCCGGCCCAGACAACGTGATAGTTCCGGGTTGCGGAAATTCTTTTAACTCCTCGCTTGGTTCCACGTACTGGGGCGTTTCCATCCAATATGCAGGTTCGCCGTAGGTCAGCGGTGTTTTGTAATCGAATGCCCATACTCCGTCGGGGTATTCTTTCAAAGTGTCTATCCAATACAGGAAGAAGGTTACGTATCGTCCCTTGTTTGGATAGCGCACTGCTGCTAAACCTTCGGAGCCGTCTTTCGGGGCTGTTTCGATGGGTTGCCAAAACATGAGGCGGGATGATCCTAACGGATCGGATTGTGGTTTTGTGTTCATACTGCTACGGGTGCTTTGATCGCGGGCCACGAGTTGTAGTTTTCCAAAGTGATGTCCTCGAATTTGAAATCAAAGATGCTCTTGATCTCGGGGTTGAGCGTTACGATAGGCGGCGGCAAAATCGTGAGGTCTTTTTGGATAAAGTAGGCATCGACGTGGTTCCTGTAGAGATGCACGTCTCCCATCGTGTGAATGAATCGGCCCGCTTTGTAGCCGGTCACTTGTGCGATCATCATCAGGAGAAGGCTGTAACTGGCGATGTTGAACGGAACGCCCAGGAAGATGTCGGCGCTGCGCTGGTAGAGTTGGAGGTCGATCTCGCCGTTTTGGTGGACGTAGATCTGCCAGAAACAGTGGCACGGGGGGAGTGCCATATCCCAAATGTCGCTGGGATTCCATGCGGTGACAATGTGACGGCGGCTAAACGGGTCTTTTTTAATCCTGTCGATTAGACTCTGGATCTGATCACAATAGTCGTCTGGATTGCCCTTATAGCCCGTGTGAAAATTCCAAGTGCGCCATTGGTAGCCGTAGACCGGCCCAAGCTCTCCGTACTTGTCAGCCCAAGCATCCCATATGTGAACACCGTTATCTTGCAGATACTTGATGTTGGTTCTACCGCTGAGGAACCAAAGCAGCTCGTGGACCACGCTTTTCCAGTGGATTTTCTTGGTCGTCAGCAGCGGGAATCCGTCAGCAAGATCGTACACGACATGCTTACCAAATAGCGATGACACGCCCGTGCCGGTGCGATCAGATCGCCACTCTCCTTCTTGATAGACCTCGTGCATGAGGTCGAGATATTTTTGTTCGTTCATAGTGGTTGGGTGTTCTTGTCCTGATAATAAACATCGCACGGCTGGCAGCACTCGGGACAGGCATACCATTGGGTCGAGTTTGGCTTACCTGCGACTACGGCGGGTGCTTCGCAGCAGTCTGAGAGAGCGATGCTTTGTGGTTGCGCCCGCAGCCTCTCAACTTCATCAGCCAAAATCCGTGCGGCGGCGGCCAGTTGCGGAGCCCCGCGTCCTCGGTCTTTGTTAAGGATCTCGCTCTGCATTTTGTGGCACGCGAGATCCCATTGTTCACCTTCCTCGTAATTATTTCGGACGTAAATTAGCGCCGCCTGAACGGACTCTGTGATCGGTGTCGGTGTGGTCATGGTTGTTTTGATTTGAACGTCTCTTCCCAACTCGGTGGAACCTCCGCATCCCATCGCTCAATGAAGGACTCCGGGCCGTCGTCTTGGCTTTCGAGGTAGTCGATGCGTTGCACCATCTGGTAGGTGCGTTCGAGGTTGTAGGCCGCCTCTTGGTATTTTGCAATAATCTCCGGCGAGTGCCGGTCGCCGGGGTTGAGCGGGTTGTTCCGCTCGATAATCTCTTGGATGTCCTCCGCTAGGTACTGGAGTTTGTTCTGGTCATAACGAAATCGTCCGCCGCTCATAATAAATCTAATTGGTTTGCTAAAATTAAAAAAGCTCTCTCTGCTGTAGATGGGACGACTCCGTTACCGAGCAGTCGGAGTTCGTCGTTACGGTTGTCACAACTGAGAAACAACTCGGCATCGTCCATCCTATCGGTAGGCCCATCAAAGTCTCCACCCAGCGTGGATTCAGCCTGCTGGGTTGAACCCTCTCGACCATTGGAGTCAGCTCCTTGTAATTCCTCTCGTTCTTGCCGCGTCCACTTTTGTGATCGCGTGCTGTCGGAGTAGCCCACGACTCTGGGGGGTTCCCAGTTGTACTGGCCGGCGCTTGGGCCTGCTGGCCATGCAACGTGGCTATTCTGCGCAAGATCCGCCCGCCTCTGTCTAATCTGGCCAAGGTTTCCCAATTCGCTGATTGATCTCGGTATTCCCCCGCTGTTGGCGTGGGCCAGGATGAAGACTCGTTTCCTTTGGTGTGGAGCCCCGACTTCACGCGCTGAGAATATTCCCCACGTCGCTTTGTAACCAAGCTCTCCCAGCTCTTCAATGACTTCTCTAAGTCCGAGGCTGATGTGCCCATCAACATTCTCAAAATAGAGGACCGCTGGTTGTAGAATACGAATTCCGTTTGCAATAAACGGCCAGAGGTGTCTGGGGTCGTTCTTACCAAGTCGCTTCCCTGCGGCGCTGAATGGCTGGCATGGATATCCGCCAGTGAGGATGTCCACCTTTCTACGAAAGTCTGACCATGGGAACGTCTTAAGATCCGACCAAATAGGTGCTGGGTCCAAGAGTCCTGCTTCCATTTTCGCGACCAAGTTTGCACACGCGAAGGCTTCGATCTCACAAAGAGCCACTGTGCGCAGAGCATGGAAGATTCGCTGTAGTCCAAGTTCAATGCCTCCGTATCCTGCACAAAGTCCAAGGTGTGTAATTGTTTGGGTAGTATCCACATTATATTTTGTTTAAGATTTCCTGAAAAGTAAGATGTCGATAAGTTTGTCCTCGGCTGCCGCGCACCGCACCTTCCAGTAGTCGCGTTCTCCTTGGTGATGCTCAATTGCCTCCCGGCTGATTTCGTAGATGCTTCGGTCGTAGGCCCGCAGCCAATTGATCGTCTCTCGCTGCTGGAGCATGATGTCGAGTAGTGCTGGTTTGGTGGTCATCCGAATATCTGGGTTGCTGCCTTTTCTTCCTTTGTGAGCTTGTTCCACTCCCGGTAAACCTTGTAGAACTTCCGCCCCATCGCGGCAGCCGGCTCAAAGTTCTTGTTGACCTTGAGCGGCCCGAGGAAGTCGCTGTACTCAAAGGTAAAGCCTTTGAACTTGTAGACGTTGGCGACGGTCATGATGCCGTTGACCTTTCCGTGCTCGTCTTTCGTGTAGTAGGTGCCCATGGTCAGGGTTTGGGTAAAAAGCAGGGGCAGTCTTCGGCCAGCGTTTCTGGTAGATGGATTACAGGGTCTAAATCGCAATCATAAGCCCACCAAGGAATAGGTGCTTCGCATTGTCCAAAATTAGGAATTGTTCTCTGGAAATGCACGCACTCGCTGCAACAGCGCGGTTTTGGTTCGTCAGTGCTCATAACTGTCCGTCTCGCACCTCCGTCTCGATGCGGATCGCCACGCGAGCTACATCGACCCACGCTTCGACCCTGCGCTTGTTGTTTGGATTGCAGACGTAATCCGCCCAGGAAGGCAGCGGTTTGTCGAGCCAGTCGATGCCTCCGCAGCCGGTCATGTATGCGTCGTATAATTGGCCCGCATAGGCCATTAGTGCTTTGCTGTGTGTTTGTTCCATTGGGTTGTTTTGCGGTAAATTATGGTTGTTTTGCGGTTGTGTTGCGGTGGCCGGTAAAGCCTGCTATTTCTTTGCCACAAAAAACATCTTCTGGAGAATACCGACCACATCGAGGTAAGCAGCAGCCTGACTGCATGATGCTGGATCTTGCAAGCGTGCGAGCTTGTTGGCCCTTCTCTTAAACTTGTTGGCGATGGCGTGCACTTGTTTTGCACATGCGTCATATCCTGTAAAAAATCCATCACTGCCTAATAAGGCATAACGATGCTTTTCTGCTTCTTTCAATGTAGCCGCATTGCAACTGTGTTCAGCATTGTACGCGGCCAATAGGTTCTTTTCAGCAATCGTTAAGCGTTTAGGCTTGATTTGCTTAACCGGCTTTGCCTCCGCATGCTCAATAATCTCTTCTGGTTTAAGTGTAAAAGGATACTGATTGATGGAAAAAGTCACACGCACTTGTTCCCCTGCCGCATTGGCTTTGGGTTTTATTTTCATAAAAAATGTTTGGTTGTAAAAGTTCCGGGCGGCGGATTGCCACGGCTGCCGGACCAACCGCAATATGCGGTCCTTGGCCGCTGGCATCGCTCTCACCGCTTACGAAGGTGTTCATTTCTTGTTCTTCGGCTCCGGGATTGCCACAACCTGCAAAACTTTATCGCATTCCATGCTGCTCTCGCAGGTCATTATTGCGTTGCCAGAACTGCGGGTTTTGTAGACCTTGGTGTGCTTTTTGCCCTGCATGTCTTGATAGGTGACCTCGTACCAGCTTGACTGGTCCGACGGGCGTCGGGTTTTGATTGTAGGTGTGTTGGTGTCCATATTTAGATCCAGCAGAAGAAAAGTGCGCTGTACACGATGACGGCTAGAACCGTGATGAACAAGATGCACACGCACCCACCCGGCCCGTCGTCTGGGTTGTTTTTGTACCAGGATGCGGCTTCGCTCTTGGCGTCGCGCAGCATCCTGCGGCGCCGGCTGGCTGCGGCTGCGTAGACTTGCGCCATGTTTCGGTGGGGTTGGGGTTTCATTGTTTCACGATACGGGTTAGAACGATGCGCAGAAAGACAGAGACCGGCATGTTGACCTCTTTAGCCGCAGCCATCAGCCGCTCTCGCAGCTCCTTGGTGCAGCGGATGGTGATGGTTGAGTCGTTCATCTGCATGTCGTCAGTTGTAAACGCTTTGAATACGCCGTCAATAAAAAAAGATCACGTCACACAAAAAACCCGCATCCTCCATGAGAAAAGGATGCGGGTTTCTTCACCCGGTTCTGGTCCCCCCGACCTCCGAGTGGAAGGATGGTTGCCTAGCTGACCACCTCAGCATCAACTAGTGGTGCGGCTTCTTCCTTGCGGAATGGCGCGCAGGCGTCGAAGAGCTTCTGGTGGATGCCGGACGCGACACCAGCGACTTTGATGCCGCCAGCTTTGACGGCGATGTCGATCAGGCCGGACAGGTCAACGGCTTCGGTTTCTGTGAGCGATAGTGAGATGGTTGGTTTCATGCGCTCACATGGTAGGAGGATGGGAGAAATAATCAAGTGCCTACTCAGCAGGAGGTTCTGGCACCGGCGCGTTCTGCGCTTCAATCCACGTCCGCAGCGGAGCTACGCAGTCGATCACGGCTTGGAAGGCCACGGCGACTTCTGGCACCTCGTTGATTGCCTGCCACAACTGGTCGGTGTAGACCGGCTGATTGAGCGTGCCCGGTCCGATCTCCTGCGTGGTCGGATCGTAAGGCAGCAGCTCAATTCGCACGTTGCCGGTGGTGAGCGTCGGCGCGTGCACGACGAGGTTATAGATCCACTGCTCGTTGTACGTTTTCTCAGGTACAGCAGGGGTGACGATTGGTGATTCAGGTTCGATTGGCATGGTAAAAGTGTTGGTAAAAGTGTTGGTAAAATGTTGTTATTTCGCGACCCAGCCGGTGTTCCCGGTGCCGGATTCTTTGACCCAAAAGCTGGTATTTGTTGTTCCAGTGGTGTTATGATAAACCGCCCCAATAGGAGCCGTTACAACGGTGTTTGGATCGCCCGCCCCTTTGCGGCGATACCGGTCTTCGATGAACGTCATGTCCGCGTCTGCAGCGGCGACGTTGATGGCGGCTGCGGTTGAGGCAATGACGACCTGAAGCTCTGTTCCGACTCGTTTCAGCGCCGGGAAGCTGGCGGTTGTGCCGCCGAATTGAAGGCGGTTAAAGTCGGCTCCAGCATTATTTAGTAAAGAAATAACGCCATTGGATGGTGAACCCATAATGGATCTTCCAAACCAATTTAAGTAGCCACCTGCGCCAGCCCCTACATTGTTTGACGCAATTACATCACTCCCCACATAAACATTCCTCGGCCTATTCGCACCACTCGCGCCGATGTCGTAGGCGTTGTCTGTTGCAGCGAGTAAATGACCCGTATTTGGCAAGGACCATCGGTTAGATCCTCCAACTTGAAAAGTAATACCGCTGGTCGAAGGGGAATTTAAGATTGTTCCACTACCATCACTAGCTAATACATAATTTGAATTAGAGAGAGTAAGAGGAGTGGATATGCTGCCCATCCACATAAAGGAATAATCGCTTACCCCGTTCCCGAAAAAAGAATTTCCAAATTGAACTTTTTCCGTGGTGTAGTTGGTCGCCGGATTCAGGTAAACATGCAACTTCGAGCTAGGAGCATTAGTGCCAATACCAACAAGCCCAGCAGCGGAAATCAGCAAGTCGGACGAGTCAACGCCACCGGCGCTCAAACTGAGCTGCTGGTTAGAATAGATCTGAGTCGTCCAGCCATTGTCCGGTCCAGATTTAATACCTCCAGACAACGAGCCCCACGGCGTAGACCACGTGGCGAAAGTAGATACTGAGGTGGAACCAGCAGACTCTAGGTTTAAACCCGTTATAGAAGTGGGAAAGGCAACATGCAACTTCGAGCTAGGAGCCGTCGTGCCGATGCCGACGTTGCCGGTCGTGCCAATGGTCATGCGGCGAACACCAACAGTCCCAAAGTTTAGTGGCCCTGCCGCTGCTCCTGTGCCAGCACCTTCGGTTTGAATATCAAATTCTGTTCCGTTAAATGATCCAATAGCAAGACGGCGGTAACTGCTGCCATCTGAATAAGTTCCGTAAACCCGGAACATCTGCGCGTTGGTGCCGTTGCGGAGGGCTAGGGTGTTGGCGGCTCCGTCGCGGACGAGGATGGTGTCTAGGTTTCCTTCTGCGGTTCCATTGGTCCAGCCAAAAGCAAGACTAGTATGCAGTCTAACTCCGGTGTGTTGAATTAACAACGTGCTAACACTTCCGCCAGCAGTTGAAAAACCAACACCAGTTCCATACCTGTACATTCCACTAAACCCAGTCCCCCATCCGGCATCAAAAAAACCGTAAGTTGGCAAAAGTGCCGTTCCGTCTGAACCAATAACCTGACCGCTTTTCCTCACGCTAAATTTACTCACCCCACCCACCTGCAAATCCAAAAGCAAAGACCCCGACGCGCTATTCGCATCGCTCGTGCCAGCCGCATTGACCTTCAACCCAGTAAACGCCACCGCTGCATTGTTCCACGTCTGGCTGATCGTGACGGGTGCGTCGGACGTGAGCGTGCCCGAGTTGAGCCACGAATTCCGCGACACCCGCTTGCTGATCGCGCCCACCGTGTCCCAGATGAACGTGTGATCGGCATCAGTGACAAAAAGCTTCTCGGTAAACTCGGAAAGATTGAGATTGGCCATAAAATTTAAACGTAAACTACGAGGTCGCCATGAGCGCCAACCAGCACCTTATGCGATGCACCAGCCTCCACAAGAACGTGGTACGTCGGTGCTGGAGCCGCCCCACTCGTCGCCGCACCAATCATCATCAACAGTTCATCCGTCGGCGAGAACGCCACCGGAATCTGCACCGGGATGGCCGGGGCGATGTATGATGTGAAGTTGGATGTCATTTCTTGAGCACTGTAGCAAGGAGGAGGATCAACAGTGGATCATCTGGCCGGAAGACTTTGGGAAGCTCCACGGGCATCTTATTGACCCGTCACCGTGACCACACTCGATGCGGTGTTCAGCTCCTTCGCTTTGATTGTAATGGTTGTATTCGTCGGGATGATGTTGGCCGCGTCCTTGGTGCCCATATCTGCAATGAGTGCGCCATTAGATGCTAGGACGTACACCGGCTGCGTCGCTTGGATGCCGACGATCGTGCCTTGGACGACGAAAATCGGACTGCTTTCGATGCCGGGAGCGAGAGTTTGTGAGTACAGTGTGGCCATGGCTTAATTGCGTAAGGGATGTCAATCTTAGGGCATCGGGAAGAGCTTAGGATACAACCGCACCCGCTTGGTGTTTGTCGGCAGCACTGGCCCCATATCGACCACAAAGCGATGGCTCAAGTCCCGAGGATAGCCATCGTTAAGAGTGGTGAACGATGTGCTTGGAACGTCCGTCCATGTGATGCCGTCCTCGCTGAATTGCGGCGCAAAGTACCAAGTGACAAACATTCTGGTCGCTGCTGGTACTGCGGTCAGATAGGCCGTCCGCACTCCGCCCGCTTCCACGATCTGCACCGATGGCCCGGTGGCTGGCAGGCGCCGAGATGACATCGGATTGCCCCCGTAAATCATCTCTTCAAAGTTGGTAAAGCCGTCGCCATCCGGATCGTTGTACAGACCGTCACTGCCAACAGTGATTGCATACGCCGCCTTAAATGCGGTGAAGTTGGCGGTGGCCACAGTAGAGACCGCCGTGGTTGGATCGTCGGTCAGGTAGACGTTGGCCCCGCTACCAAAGATCTCAGACGCCCCGCCAGCCAATCCATAGCGCGCATACCCAAGCCCCACCCGCTGCATCAATGCCGTCTCCTCTGGCCCCCAGACTGCTCCACCAGCAGGCGGCCAGTAGGAAATGCCGTCATAGCCTTGGTTTTTGAAAGTGGTTAAACCTGCTTCGCCGAACGCCGATGGCGGCCCGGTCGCGATCCAATAGATGGACACGGTTGGGAAGTATGGCCGCATGGTTGCCGCGCTCACCGATGGAAAGAATAGACCGGCCAGGAGCGTGACGCGCTCAAGCGGAAAGCCCGCCTGCTGAATCGCGTTAAGCATGGCGTTCTCTGTGCCTGCAACCTTCGGCTCGATCATGACGCGCACCCGATACGGTTTAATCGCAAGCAACGCCTCCACCAGCGTCGGCACCTGCTGCCCGGCATACGATGGTCCAAAATCGACCCCTGCATCCAGCGCCTTGATTTGTGCCAGTGTTTTGCTGACCACTGTCCCGGTTCCGTTGGTCGTGCGATCCACGGTTGCATCGTGAATGCAGACTGGTACGCCGTCGGATGTCAGATGCAGGTCAAGCTCAATCATCGCAACACCTGCCTTAGCGACAGCAGTATAGCTCTGAACGGTGTGCTCTGGCTGTCCTAGAAGGTTGCCCCGGTGTGAGCGAAGCTCAGCAAGATATGGTTCACGGTTGTTCATACTGAAGGAGCCCCCATTGCTATAGCCAGATTGAAAAGCATCAAAGAGAATGTATCCGTTGCCGCGCCAGTAGTACCAATAGCCCGGCCAATATAGAAGAGAGACGAAGGCTGGTTGTGCAGGATGCCTCCCGGCCCAATCAAGCTGCCGGTCGTGTTGCCGTTGTAGAAGAGAAACCCGCCCAGCTTGTTGTCCCGAATGATGGCGTTTGCGGCGGTGTTTGAAGTCGTCAAATCCGTCGTGTCTGCGATGCCTGCTGCCAGCCGTCTGCGGGTGCTGAATAGCGTTCCCTTGCGAGCAAAGTGAATCAAGCCTAGCGGATTCAGCGCGCCCACCGTTCCACCCACATAAAGCTCTGGCAGGCCAAGGTTCACGTGCAGGCTGCCGCCCGTCGATCCAACCGCGGCCCGAAACACGCCCGGCGTGGTGGTGCTGCGTGACGTGGTAAACCACCGATTCGTTCCGCCCGACACTGCATCGTTCCGCGCACCGATCATGGTGTTGTCGTCCGTCAGCGGTGGCGAGTGTGAATAGTAGGTTAATGAGTAATCTGTTTCCTCCCATACTTGTGCCACGGTTGAATCGAAGTCGATCATGCCGGAGTTAGTCACTCCGGTCGGCGCGATGTATCCGCCCGGCTGCGTAAAGTCACCGGCATTGTTGGCGCCGGTCGATGCGTTGCGAATGAATGGTCGGCTGGAGCTTGCCGGGTGCAGCCAGTCAAGAAGGTTGGCCTGCATGTTGCTAGCCCAGACTGGCAGCATTAGACGCGAGCGGCTGGTATTGCCGCTGATCATGCCCATTGCGTCCACGTACTGGTAAAACGTGTTGATGGCGACGATCTGCGCATCAGTAAGTGTGACGCCCGCATCATTGAGCGATAACAGCGTATCGCGCCCAGAACGCGGCACACGCGCCAGATCCAGCAGGAGATTGATTGATGCCCAGTGCGAAAGAGTGCCACCTGCATCGCCAAGTGGGATGCCAATCGTGTCCGTGAGCGACGGCGCCACAGTTGGCAGTGAATGCACCTCAGAGAATGAATGTGTGTGAGATGGGGGCACTCCACCCGCACCGCTGACTAGTTGCCAATCGCCAGCCGTGACACCAATCGACACCCACACTTCCAGCGTATCGACCTGTACACCGATCAGACCGAGCTTGTAAGGCACCGAGGCCAAGCGCGCCTGCGTGTTGGCAAACGATTCAGTTCCGCCAGCACTCTGCGCCACCGCCCCGTAGACGAGGCCGTTGATGTTGCGGAATGAATAGACATCCGTCCTCGCTCCTATGCTCTGCACTGGGATTGAGTCGTTCGGCCATTTGATTGTCCCCGGCCACGTGACGATGTAGTTGCCGCTCGTGTTGGTCACCGCAACCGTAATGCCTTGACCCGGCAGCGCGTTGGAAAAGGTGAACGTCGTGTTTGCCGCGAGCGTCTTGTAAAAGCTCGTACTCGTCGCCCAGTCAATAGCAGATGCAGCGACACTGGCATCCGTACCGACTACCGCGCGCACCGTGAGCTTGCCTTGTATTGTCTGGTCGGTGGTGAACGTGTTAGCCGTTCCGACTAGCGCCGCCGAAAGCGTAGTAATCACGCCCGATCCGTTAAACCCAATCGCTTTATTGGTGTTCGCCGTCCCCAGCAGGTCAATCCATTGATTGTCGCCGGAGGCATCGCGTTGGATCAGGGAAACATTTCTTGGCGTGGTGACGGCACTCATACAGCGGGAACGGAATAAGATACGCCGTCAACAGTGACCACGATCATCCCATCAATAACCACAACGCTTCCGTCAATCGGTCCGGGTGGCGTGTCAGTCACCGCATCAAAGCGGTAGATGGCGCCGTTGTAGGCAAAAGACACAACTTCGTTGACCACTGAGAATGCGATAGTGGTCACTGGAGCCAGCGACAGACCAGACGGAATCACCTCGATGTTGCCGGATCGGAGCAAATAGGGAAAGCCGTTGGAATCGAGCCCGCCAATCGCGAGCCAGTAATTGTTACTGTTAATCTCGTCAGAGAGCACGAGATTCATTTGCGCCGCCGTCAGCACAAACGTGACGGCGCCTCCGGCCACATATCCAGCCGATGATGCCAGAGGAGTTGCTCCCACCTCTCTGGCGTCGTTCTGGCGCTTCCACAACTCCAGCACCCACTGCGACATTGCCGGAGCGGCTGGTACGGCACCCGTGATTAAGAGCGGCGTCGTCGAGAACACCGGCAGCATCCCGAGGTCAGCGGTCGATTCGGTGAGTGAGATTGTGCGAGTCATCGTGTGGCTTGAAAGTGCATACTATCGCGTGACCAATAAGCCCCGCCGGAAAGCCAGCCTTCGTCTGCAAAGTACTCCATGACTTCGAGCGGCATGGATGCGTCGGTCGGCCAGGCTGTGTTATTGCCGTTTGATCCTGCCATCAAGTCAATCGCCGCACCCCAAGCGTGTAAGCTCTTGCGCGATCCGCCGCGCATGTTGCGGTCGTTGTAGCACCCTGCGTATTGCTTGAGCACGTAAGGATGCGTTTTACTGATCGCAGTCAGCACGCGATGCAGGCTGGATGCGACGCGCGTATGGCAGCGGATAGTTTTGACCGCTTGCCCTTCGTAGTGCACGCCCAAGTCGGCCACGGATAGATTCACCAGATTGCTCTCGTCACCCGGCTGACCGTAGTACGCGATCAGCGATTGGTCGTCCTGCATCGGCCACTGCACCGGCACTGGTCGCAAGCGGTCGAGATGCTTCTGACAAGCAGCACGCGACATCGGCCCCCACACGCCGTCAGGATATGCGCCGATCTTCTCCTGCATAAGTTGGATGTCGCGCTTGGTCATGGGGAAAACGAACTCAGAATCCAGCCAAGCATGAAAAACCAGCATACAACCATGAGAGCGAAGAACGCGACGTGAAGGAGTGCTTGGAGTGTTGGCATCAGATGCGCTTGGTTAGCTTTGCCACTACCCACGCGAGCTGTACGATGACGCTGGCGAAGTCGATACCCTGCTGCACCCATGGCGGTGTACCGTGCGTCAGAGTAAAGCGCGGAGATGTGATGATCTCCCGCACCCGCATCGCTTTGTCGAGTCCGGACACCGGCATTTTGCTGGCCAGAGTCACGTTATCGACGATGACCTGAAACTGCTCGTTCGACAAGCCAGCGACTAGCAGCCGCGCGGTTTCGGTGGCTTTGGCTACCGCATCGCGATGCCACAGTGATTTGAACCATGTGAAGAATTTCATATGCTTACCAAGCAAGTGTCACCGACAAAAGCAAGCCTTCCATCATTCCAGCCTTGAAGCCGTCCCGCCAGTCAGTGCTCTTGTCGGGAAAAAGCGAGTCGTCTGGCATCTGTTGGATGCTGACACACGAGCACGAGGCGAGAGAAAGGATAAGGAGAATGGTTTTCATCGCACTTTAGAATCTTGGCTCGACTTGTTAGCGTCCCGCGCAGCAATTAAACCAGCGCCGGCTATGATCTCACCAGTTGCCAGTTGTAGACCTTCCAGCGTCAGAAGCACTCCATCGGTCACCTGTAAGAGCGCATCGACCACAGCGCCCAATCCGTGCAAAATAAGAGCCACCCCAGCCAGCGTCGTTTTCCAGTTCAGCAGAAACGGCAGGATCTTGTTGGATAGCCATTTCATGGTCGTGCCGTGGATGAGGTTTGATTTGATGACCGGCCTACCCGCTAGATCTTCCGCGCGCCGGACTTCTGGCTTCTTGCCGAAGATGGGATGTCCGGGTGCAGGCATTACGGATTGAGCTTGTTGTCAATTTTGTCGAGCTTCTCGACTATCGACCGAAGCAGTTGTGTGTCCGCACTATCCTTGATCTCCAGATTGCGGACTGTGGTGTTCGTCGCACCTATCGCATCTTTCACATCCCTGAGCGATTCCGTCTGCCTGTTGATCGCGATCTGGATCGCCGCCACCCATGTGCCCAGCATAAAGGCGCCGACAAGCAGCGCCCAGCCTAATTTGACTACTAAGTCGAGAATCTTGAGCTTTGACTCAAAATCCTGAAGTTGTTCGCGCGTGACAGGTTCCATGTCTTGATCGCATTCCGTCTGTCAATGGCTACTGCAACCGGAGTCGAACCGATATGCGATACTATGATTTCGCACGCTACCGAGCGCAGTAAAGGAGGGGTTATGGCAGCACGTTGGCGGAGCCATACGCTACCACGCTGACTGTGTAGCCAACAGCGGGAGGCGTGATCGTCAAGACTTCCGCAGCGGTTGAGTTGGCCGCATTCGGGTTGTAGATGTTAAGCACCCCGCCGACTCCGACATTGATTGATGTAAACGTGACCTTGCCGAAACCTGTGCAGGCCACCGCAACTGATCCATTTGCTGGCCCGGCGACTGAAATCATATAACCCAGCACACGAGCTGGGACAATGGTGGCGCGCGTAATCGGATCGAGCTGAATAACGCTGTTGACCGTAATGTTTGCGGCACTGGTGCCAATCGTGATCGTGTTAGCTGAGGCGGCGGTGAACTCAGCCGCAACACTCCATTGATTGGCAAGCGAGATGTTAATCGGAGGCACCGAATGCGCAATCGGCGCACGAGTCGCGCTTCCGGTAAACGAATTCTGGAGGATCGTGGAAAGTTTGAATGTAGAAGGCATAAGATTATGAGCCGATGACCAACACGTTGACGTTCAGGCCGGTTGTGCCGTTAAGGTAGACGTTAAGGACGTTGCCGCTGACCGCTTTGATTGCAGCAGGAGAAGTAAAAGCGATGGCTGCGTTCTCACGAAGAGCAACGGTGGTGAATGTGATCCCGCCGAAGTCAGTAGATGCGACCTGCGCGCACACGATGCCCGTCACCGTCCACGAATCAATCGTCCCTGTCCCGCTAATCTTGTCCACGGTGACCACAAGTGCTCCAGTGCCAGAGGTATACCCAGACACCACGCCCTCCATGTAGTTGGTGGCAGTGGTTGAATGCGTAATGCGGACCCGCATGTTGGTCACATACGCCAGCCCGGTTGCGACGGTGAAAGTTTTCGACCCTGTTCCAATAGCGACCGATGTGGTCGAGGTGGCAGTTGGCTGCACTGAGGCTGGCTCGACAAGCGGGTCGCGCTGGGTGACGCTGATGTACAAGCCGCGGAAGTTGGTCATCACCAAATTGGCATTGGTGATCGGGTTTGTAAGAAGGACCGCGGTGCCGCCGTTCAGGACTGAGCTGATTTGATTGGATGCGTTAATCGTCAGAGAATTAACGGCCCCGCTGCCAAACACCTCGAACACGCCGGAGATCAAATCTTCTTCGCGCAGAATCAAATCCGGCACCTGCTGGGTTGCGGCTTGGACGACGGTACTTGCAGGATAACTGTTCTGTGCCTTTAATGACAGTGCGAAGATGTTCGGCATAAAATGCGGGCGGATGTCAATCTTAGATGAAGGTGACGCTTGGGAGGCTTAAAAAGACTGATCCGACCTGGTGGTGCGTGATGGTCGATCCGGATCGGCTAAGAAGTCGCAGGTTTGCGGTCGTCGCACTGGAGGATGGCTTGCTTGCCGCCACCACGAACGACGCACCCGATACCGTCCACCGCCGGATCTGTGCTGCCGCCTTCGTGTAGTTCTGGAACGAGACAGACAAGCCGTATTCGCCCGCCTCGCCATACCCACCGCTTCCGCCGTTTCCGCCTTCCTCGTCTCCAGTGCTTGGTGCGTTAGTGCCCGGACCTCCGCCGGCGCCTCCAGCACCCGGCGATCCAGCAGCGCCGTTCGATCCAGTTGTACCGTTAGATCCGTCTCCGCCGGTGGTTAATCCACCAGCTCCGCCACCACCGCCACCACCGCCACCACCACCCGTGCCGCCGACCACTGTCAGTGTCTGCTGATCCGCAGTCGAGAGCGCACCGACCACCGGGTTTGTTGTCGGTGTGATCCCAATCTGCAGCCAGATTGAGAACCCGTCAGCAACCGCCAGAGTTGCGCCGGCTACCGTCGCCACTGATTCAGTCCATCCTCCACTGCTTGGATCGTTCACGTCATACGTGCTCCACGATGTGCCCAGCACTTTGCCTCCGCGAATTGTTACGTCATCACCAGACAATACGCCCGTAAAATCAATCAGGCTTGTGGTCGCTGTCGCTTTGCCTTGCAGTGATGAGATGATGATGCCGTCGTTTGTCTCCTGCAGAATAATGCCGTTGCCTTGAATCGGCACCTGTTCATAGAGCGCCTTGCGAAACAAGTTCAACGTCTTCCCCTTCAGGAAGTAGTTGAGATTGCCAAAGAAGTTGGGAAATTCAGGGAACAAAGGAGCTGATGTAGGTAGTTGCTGGGAGGGTTATGTGGTAGGAGCCAGCATGGTATTGGGTCACAACGCCGCCTGTCTGAGATGCGATACGAATGTAGATGTTCGTCGCCGGTGCAGCCGTTGGCTTGTTCGTGTGGACTTCAAGACTGGCAGAGGTGATCTGCCACCGCCGGAACACCATCAGCAAAGTTGTGTAGTGGGTAAAAGTTTTGCTCTCGCCGTTACCGCCAGCAGCACCATTGCCTCCTTCTCCGCCTTCTGCCGGCGTGCCTGAGTTTTCTCCACCAGCCGTTCCTCCAAGAGCATTGGTGGTTCCGACAGCACCGCCCGTTTGTCCAGACGCTGCCGCGCCAGCATCACCGGCATAGCCAGTCGTTCCATCGGCACCGGCTCCGCCACCGCCGCCACCACCACCAGCACCGCCGCCACCGGTAGTGACCGACAGTGTGCTCGCCCCCGTAGAGGAGAGAGTGCCGCTCATGTTCACGTCCGTCTGCGAGCACTGGATGCGCAGCCACACGCTTTGTCCGTCCGCAACCGCTAGAGTGGCTGGTCCGACAGTATACTGCTCCGCCAGCCAATCAGTCGGCAGAGGATTGCTCATGCTGGGCGTCCCCCAGGTTGTGCCGATGACTTTGCCTGCGGTAATGTCGAGCGAGTTGGGTGCCGGTAGCGACGCCTTGAAATCGTGATTGATCGCTATTGTTGGCGAGACCTCGATCTGCTGATCGGCATGAAGCAGCATCCCTGCGTTGGTTTCTTCTGAGCGGATGTTTGCGCCGGCTATCGGCGTCTGCATCCGAATGCGCTGCACGATCTTCTCCAGCGTCTTTCCGGTTAAGACGTACAGGTCACCAAGAAAGAAGTTCGGGATTTCCGGCAGCATTAGGCGATGATGAAAGTGATTGCCGGTGGCGTGATTGAAATTGTGCCCAGCACGTGCTGAGTGATTGTCGTACCGCTAATCGAGGCAAGCTGTATCCATGATGACGCTTGGCTCGCTGTGCCTTTTGCATTGTGAAGAGAGATGCCGTTGATCGACCACTTGCGGATCTGAGCTGTTGCTTTGGTTGCGCGGGTAAAGGTGACACTGCCACCTGCTCCACCGGCCCCGCCGACTCCTCCGACGCCACCGCTTGCGCCATAGCTATTGCCAAGCCCGGTCACCGGAGTAGGTGGATCTGTGCTGTAGTCGAGAACGATGCCACCTGCTCCACCTGCTCCAGTATCGTCACCATTGGATGCCGCCCCTCCCGCGGTAGCACGAATGTCTGGCTGGACGCCGGCAGCCGCGCCACCACCGCCACCGCCACCCCCTCGGCCACCTTTTGCACCCGAGATGTTGTAGGTCGTAGTGCCGAGTGGGCCGGTCGTAGTCGTATCGTTTTCAGACCACAAGACTTGCAGCCACACCTGCGAGACGGCACCACTCAGCACACCCCCGACGTAATTGACTTCTCTCTGCCAATCTCCTGGTGTTGGATTATCGCCTAGAATTGCCCCCCAGAGAGGGTAGATAATGCGCCCGGATGAAACTACCACTGTGAGCCCATCAAGCGACACGGCGAAGCCTAAAGCAAATGGCGCTACTACTCCGCCTGATCCTAAACGATCAATGATTTGCCCGTCCTTGGTCTCTGTGATTTTGATCGTCTCCGACGACAAAAGCCGCTGCATCCGAATACGATCCACCAAACGGTTCAGCAGCCATCCTGACCGCGCACCGTTTACTTTCGGGTCGATGACTGGGAGTTCTGGCAGCATATCAACCTGGCATCCATTGGTAGATGTAGACCATGCTCTGCTTCACCAAGTAGATGGAAACACCAGCACCGTTGATCGTTTCAATCTCTAGCCCATCCTGAATCCACCCGTATGGGTAGTTGTAGATCGGCGTAGTAGGCAGCGTGGTAAAAGGATTTGTTGGATACGGGGGGAGGGGTCCAAGTGCGACTGCATTCTCTGGCCGTGTGGCCGTGTTCGGAAAGAACTCGGTCACTTGGTGGAACGTGCAGGAAAGGTTAATGTACTGCCCTTGGATCTCTCCAGTAATTGCTGTGCCTGGCACTGTGCCTAAACCAGTCTTGTACGACTGGATCTTGCTGGACACGGTGCGCTTCACCGCTTGTTGGCCAAGCAGCCCCGCGGCCTGAACCTCGAACGAGTAGATGTTTGATCCTTCCTGCGTGATGCCCACACCATTAAAATACATGTTCGGGAATAAGTCCGGCTGCATTCCGTTGGCAAAGTAGGTGGCTGCATACGTAGCCGGACTGTTGGTCCGACCAAAGTACTTCAGCTTCATCGTATCCCACCCGCTTTCGGATACGGAAAACGATAGGCCTGCATCCGCTAAACGCGGTGCGACATCGACATCAATGCCATAGGTGGTGACGGCGGCTGGCATAATTAGGCGGCGGCTAAGGCATCGAGGCGTTTCCTGATTGCATCAAGTGATTCTGCCGGGTCTGGAAATTGTTTGTTCATTTTATCTTTGGCACTGAGAGCCGCAGCCTCGCGCATCATTTTTCTTTTATCCTCTCCGATCTTGGTATTGAAATCTTTTGGATCAAGAGCCTTCATTTCTTGCCGGGTCAAGTCTCGCAAGGCTTTTGCCTTCTGCCTTTCCTCGGTGTTGGCATCGCGAATCTTTTGAACGCGCTGGTCGCGTGTTGATTTTGCTTTCTCAACTGCTTTGGTAACCTGCTCTTTGTCTTTGGCCGTTTGCAGTGTCTCTTGCTCTTTTTTTAATGCCCCCTCGATAGAATCTCTTTCCTTCAAAAGCTCGATCTGCTTTTCCAGCGCCAGAATAGCATCTTCGTCCAGCTCTTTGCCTTGGATTTTTGCATCATTGAGCTGACTCATGATGCTTTCAAGAGTTGCTCCGGCTAGTTCTTTTTTGATTTGTGCACTTTGCTCGTCTTGCGTTAAGCGCCCAAAACCAAGAGCTTCGCCCTTCTCTCTCACTCCTTGCGTCATCTTGGCAAGGCGCTCTCGTTCATCGGCTGCTTTTTTGGCATCGGCAGCAGCTTGGTCGTCTGCCCGTTTTTTCTCAGCAGCAATGGATTCTTCAAGGCTTTTCCGCTGGCCCAGGTATCCAATGTAAGTCTGCAGCTTCTGTAGTTCACGATCACTCAGCTTAATCCGCCCTTCCTGAGCGTCTTTAAGCTTCTTCATCAGGGTTAACTGATCATCGGCAATGTTGAGCCTTTTGATCTCAGCATTGACCTCTGCCAGCTTGGCTTCATCTGTACCGGCAGTTGCAACAGCTAGGCCCGTTTGCGTGACTCGTTGCGACGCTGCTTTTTGTGCGGCCTCCTGCTTTTTCTTTAAGTCATCTGCCTGTTTTTTTCTGTTTTGAGAAATCTCAGTTTCTTCTCTATCCTTTTTTGCTCTGGCGTCTGCAAGCTTTGCTTCCATTTTAGCGTTAAACGCTTGAACTTCTTTCAACTTTGAAAGAGCGCCGTCGTTAGTCGCAATGTCTGTAAATAAATTGATTGTCCCTGTGTGGAGTGCCTGAAGACCCGATAAAGCTGCATTAAAAAAAGTTATAACCCCTTTCAATCCGCCGCTCTCATCGGCAAAGATTGAATCCATTGTAACCTTGAACTTCGCCATTTCCTCCGCAACCCCAGCCGTAACCGGCTGCGCATTCTGCATCCCATTCAGCAAAGCATCTGTAAACTGCATTGCCGAGATGCCCATCTTTTGAATCTCTTCAGCATTGGAAGTGCCGAACGCCTCAGTCATCAGCCGTCGCACCGTAGGCAAGCGTTCGGCAATCTGATTGATTTCTTCCGCAAACACCTGCCCCTTAGAACTAATCTGAGAGAATGAAAGCAGGATGCCTTTCATCTCTTCACCGCCGCCACCAAACCCTGCCACAGTCTTTGCAAGCGTCTGAATGTGGGCCGTCGCTTGTTCAGCGCTATACCCCATCGTCTGCAAACGAACTTGGCCGTAAACAGCGGACTCTAGGTTGAGTCCCGGCATTGCAGCAATGAGCTGCAACTCCTTCATCTTTGCCGTTGCCGCATTTGTTCCACCGGTGACGATGGTCAACTGCCGGTGATACTTCTCAAAGTTGATCGTCGCCTCTAGCACTTTCTGCCCGATCTGCATCAAGATGCCGCCAATGGCCCCTAGCCCTGCCACGTTCTTCAACGTGTTGAACTGTGCCGTCATCTGTCCGACTGCCGCATTGGCAGAAATGACAGCGCGATTCAGTCCGCCCTGGAATTGGGCGGAGTTGAGTGTGAGCTGTGCGGATAGAGTGGCGGCCATTGATTGATTGTCAGATGTCAAGCTTACGCCACGGCCTATCCTTTAGCAACTGGTGCACGTTCTGCATCTCAGCGGAAGGAGTGCCGTTGTTCGGCCAGATAGTCTCGCTTCCTTGCATTACGATGCCGACGTGCATGTAGGCAAGCCCTCTCGACAATGGAAGATCCCAGAGAATGGCATCTTCGTCTAATCCAGTATTCTGGTGGACCAGCGCGACGTAATAAGCCGCTGAGACTGGATGTGCTAAGGCTTTCCCACGCCCGATCCTTCAGAATGAAGAACCTCGGACTGATTCACTGACGAATCGTTCAGCACCTGGATGCCGACAGAGATGGCATCAGCCTCAAGCCGGATAGGCACGTTCTTGTCGCACCATTCTTCAAACGCATCCAGCATGGCATCCATGCCCTGCGCGCGCAGCCGCTTCAGTTCTTTCTTTGGCACGGTGCAGACAAAAAGAATTGCCTTCGCCAGCGGCGTGAACAGTGAGATATCGTCAAAACACTGCGACAATGAAACGAAGCCGGCCTTATGGCAAAGCGAAACCCACAAATCCTTTCTGGCAGAAGTCAGGCCAGTGAATGGCTGACCATTCCACATGTAGCCGGTATTATTGAAAGCGTCCTCACGCTTTTTGTTTTCCACCTCTTCTGTCGGCAAATCCAGAACAGAAATTTCTTTTTCTTCGATCATAGTCTTCCACTATGTAAGAATTTTTCTGCCATTGCAAGCCCCTCTCCGGTGATATTCTCCCGCACGTAGGCTGTGCGCTTGCTGCCCTTGGCGCTGATCAGGATCAGTCTTTCAGCATCCTTGATCGCTTTGGTAATGGCATGTCGGTTCTTTACCGCGGTCAGCGCATAGAGCAGTGGGTGCTCTGGGTCTTGCTTCTCAAGCGACTTATCCTTTAGCATCTTCATCAGTACCCCCGTCTTGAATGCTGGGTTCGTGACACTCTCTGTCGCGAGATACATAAAGACGTGTTCCTTGCCGCTTTCCGCGACGAACTGTACGTCTGGCCGCATTGGGACTCCGATGGTCCCGAATGCGGCGGCTAAATCCAAATCAGTGCAAACAATCCAAGAGTCGCTCATTAAACAGACACAAACGGCAATTGCTTAACTGTAAAGGTCGCTTTTGCAATTTCTTCGTTTGTCTCGGAGCGGCTTGGGTCCATGTAAATCATGACCCCATCTGTTGGCGAGAAGCCATACGTGTCGGATGTGAAGTTGGCCAATGCCGTCACTCGCTGGCCTGGCTCCAAGTTGGCAAGCCCTGAGCCGCTCTTGGTGGTGATGTACCCGTCAAAAGCAAAGCTGATCGTAGGGTTACGATATTGCAGAGCGAAGACGTTGCCATCAGCATTGCGATACTCCTTTTCCTCACGAGTAGCACTGATCGTGAGTGATTGCACAAGGATATCTGGAGTCGTTGGATTGGACTCGTTTTTCAATCCTAGAGCAGTGGATGGGATGTTCCCGTATTGGATGATTGCTGCGACGGCTGCCATATTATTGGTTTGGGTGTCAATCGTTACTGCGTGGACGACGTGCAAGACAAGGTGAACGAATACTCGGTCGAGATCTCATCCTCACTCATTGTTCCGTTCGCCTGATTGGTTGCGCTCATCTTCAAAACTTGCACAGAATTGGCGTCTACGATGGCATTGATGGCAGCCGGCAGCGTGAGGCCATTCCACTGGCCAAAGAGCCGTGCACTGACGTTCTCGGCCCGCAATTCATGCCTGGGGCGTGTGTCTGCACCCAGCACTGTGTTCGCTTCCTGCCTGTCCTCCACCATCGCCACCGTGAAGTTCACGTTCCAGACGTTAATGCCAGGAAATACCTCTTGGTTCTCCGTGATCTGCACCGAGAAAAAGGGATACTTCTCCTGTTGGAACTCTCTGCCGTTGCGCACAACAAAACCAGTGAACTCAGCCAACGGCAGGAGGTCGCTCTCAAGAATTGAGCAGATGCGCCGCTGGGTGCGCTCGGATGGATTGATTGGATATGTTGTCATGGATTCATCCCAAATTGTCTGCCGACACGTTGCAGGTCGGCCAGCATGAATTTTATAAAGAGGTTTTCTACCTCACGGATGCTCTCCTGAAATGCTGTCGGAGAAATTACGTGAGCGCCTTCACGAGCATTGGTCACAAAAGCGGTCACCTTATGGAATGCGGAAGGAATGGCTTTTTTACCAAAGCTCCTTGATTTGAAATACCTCTGAGTGCCGGCCTTTCTGTTTGGCACACCGAACTCTCGGTATGCTGGAATAAAGCCGGCACGAAGGAATTGAGCAGAGTTGGCACGCGCTCCCACAAACCTTTCAACTCGATCATTCAGGTCATTCGTGATCGGCATTCCCTTTTTCTTTAGTCGCCAAATAAAGATTGCCGCGGCAGCGGTGTTGTTGAACTTGGACTTTACCTTCTTTGTCCGGTATCGGCTTCTGGCTGGAGCCAGCAACTCTTGCAAAATCTTCCGGCTGCCAGGCGTCTTGTTGATGATCCTCTTTGCGGCAAATGGCGTCCAGTAGCGCATGGCTTTATTGACCACCTCAGCATCGGTCTTGCCCTTGGCCATGGCATACTTCGAGAGCACGCGCTGGAACTCTTTGGTCTCGACGGTCAGGGATACACTCATTCTGCGGTGACGGCTTTGTTCGGATCAATGAGGTCCAGCGCATAGAATGGACGAATCGTATTCGTCTGGATCGTGTCGATACGGAGAGTGACTGCCGTTGCCAGAGTGGTGCCAAATTTTACCTCGTCACCGGTCTGAGGTACGGTCGTAAACGCAGCCTTGGTCGCGTGCACGGTCATCGTCTCATCTTTGACCACTATTGATGCAAGTAAATTGCGTTGGTTGCGACCGGTCGATTCATAGCACGGGATCTGCGCCCCACTGTGCCAGACGTACAGATTCTCGGTGGCCGTCACCGCACCGAACTTGTTCCGGATGCGGCCATGCGCGGCGGCGATGCGTGATGCGTATGTCATACAAAAAAAGCGGCTGACAAGGATAGAACCCTGTCAGCCGCCCACGATGAACGATCAACACACTACACCAAAAACTAGGTCAGCAACTTGACGGTTGCAGTGCCTGCGCCTCCCGTGGATGAAGTAGTGAACTTGACGTTCACGTACTGAAGCGATCCAGAAGGCAAGCGCACGCGGAAGGTAGTGGCTGGAGCACCGGAACCGGCACCGGTGATAACACGACTAATGCCGGTCGTGGTTGTTGGGCTTGCGGCTGCTCCGTTTTGCACAAGCACCGTTAGCGTTGCACCGCTTCCGAGCTGCGCGTTAGTCAAAGCAGGAATAAAAATTTCCAGCTCGTGGTTTTCTGTGAAAAAACCTTTGCTATTAGTGCCGAGGTTAATGTCATCAGTTGTCGCGTTAGTCGCGGTAGCCGGGATGGTGGCCGAAACGCTAAGCGTCGCATCCTGCGTGTTTCGAGAAAATTCGTTAGGCATGGTCTTAGATTCTTAAAGGTTAGGCGGTAAGGGCTTCGGTGTTGCCGATAGAATCGGTGATGACAATTGGAATGCCGTTTGATTCGGTAGGCAGCGGAGCAAAGATCTCAGAACCGCTTGAGGTCTTAACGCCGTTTTGAACGGTAGAGGCAGAGCGGCTGACTTGGAGCTGATAGGCGCTGCGGCGGTTCATCAGCCAGTAATTTGGCCGGTAGCCGACTGGGTACTTGCTGAGGAGTTCGGCCAGCTTAGCATCGGTAACGCCGAAGCCTGAATCTTCGGTTGCGTCCTTGAGGCGACCCACGCTGTACTTGCTGCCGACTTGCATCCCCACCCAAGCGGTTAGGTTGGCGACGTGAGCCGGATACACCGAGGAGGTGCCGACGTTCTCAATGCGCCACTCACCCAGTTCAAAGGTCGTACCAGCACCAAAGACGAGCTGAACGCCTTGGGTGTCGGTGTTGATGCCGTAGACCGAAGAGCCAGTGCCAGCGGCGGTCCCGCCCGCATCCACCGTCAGAGCGGAAGCGCCGAGGCCGGAGTTGAAGGCGGTGTGGATAGCTTGCAGACCAGGGAAGCCTTTAGCATCGACCGAGGTCCCGTAGATGACCTGCGATCCGAGTTCAATCATCGCCTGACGCATGACGCCGATCGACTCAATGTCTTTCCATGCTTGCTCACCGTCTTCGTAAGCGCGAGCGACTGCAACGTCGGCCTGCACTGCGCCGCTTAGGATGTAGCACTCAATGAGCTGATTCTCAAATTCCGACTTGGTTGGAGTTGAGCCTTCGTTTGCGGCACGGAAGCCGACACCGGGATACGAGACGCGCGAAGCGATCTTGTAGCTGGTGCCGCGAATGGTGCGGGCGGGCATGATCTGAACCTCGGGAGCGTAGGTCAGGGTCTCCTCAATCAGGCCGACGATGGTGTCAGACCCGTTGAGTTTGGCGATGTCGAGAAGATTGGCTTGTGGCATGGTCTTGAGTGAAAAAGGTTAAGAGTTGGCCGAAACGTAGTCAGCTTCGGTGGGGAATTTTTCGGTGAACGCACGAACGGCTTTGAGACGATCAAGTCCGGTGGCGGTGCCGATGGCTTGATTCTTGGCCTCATGATACGAGACCGATGGACCTTTCACTTCCGGCTCGTTGATCGGAGCAGAAAAGCTGGCGACCGGAGGAGCAGCGGCCAGAAGCTTTGCCTGCAAGTCGATTTCGCGCTCACTGGCCTGCAACGCTTTGAGTTCGCCCTTCAGTGCTTCACACTCGGCAAGCACCTTGGCATTGTCTTCAGCAAATTGCGTAGCCACCGCATCGAACTTAGAGGTAAACGCTGCGAACTGCTCCGCAATCAAAGCGGAGAAATCAACTTGAGGTTCTGGCGTAGGAGCCACCTGTTCTGTAGGCATATCATTTTCCTCGCTGTCAATCTGATCAGCGGAGAATACGCCATCAGCATTGGCTGCCGGCGTGTCTACAAAGTCGGCGGAATACAACCCGCGCGGGCGAGTCATGTAGTTGCCGCTCTCCTTGTCCAGCTCCGGAGAATCCGCTGCAAACATCAGAGATACACCGAAAGCTGAGGGGATCTCGTTGATCATCTCCAGAAGCATCTCTTTGCCTCCGTGAGCCTCAAAAAGAGTCAAATCAGCAAGGAGCTTGCCTTTACTCACCCGGAAATTCTCGTAATACCCAACCGTGTCCTGCACCGAAGAGAAGTGATTCAGCTTTGCCTTCACCCGTCCCTTCTCCATCGCAAGCGCCTTGAATTTGTTCAGCGACCGCTTGTCCACATACACCCCGTGACCGAGTGCTGGCCCCTCCTGAATCAAAGAAACACCCATGATCGTGTTCCCCGAAACCTTGCCCTGAAATGCTGCGAATGTCTGAATTTCTTCGGTGACTGGCATACTCGCCACCGTGATGTCAATCTGTGCTCCCAGCCTCTGCCTCATCCTCTGCTATGTCCTCCGGAGATTCTTCATCCTCCACCTCAGCAGCATCCTCGACTTCATCCTCAGCAGAATCTTCCATCTCAGGCTCTGCCGCGGCTGCCGGCGGCACAACTGACGGAGCATTCGGTGCCCGACGCTCCAGCATGTAAATCGCTGTCGGTAGATCCAGCACTCCGTCCGATGCGGCCTGCACCATCTTCGCATCCTCGACAAGCTCCATCGCTTCAGCACGCAGTAGGCTGCGGATAATATTGCGATCCTCACCACGATCAGCAGCGATCTGAGTCTTGCTGATAATGCCGGCCATCGTCTCGTCGATCAACGCCTTTGATTCACGCCCGACATCAGCCGTCACTTTTGCCGGGAAACGCCATTCTCCAGCATCAAAGTCTGGCACAACCGGCAAGTGCCCCAACTGCATCCCGCGGGCGATGACCCGGATGACGATGGGGTACAAAAACTTCTCTTCCAGCGTGAGCTGGGTCATCTCAAACTCCCGCGCAGCCTGAGCAGCCTCCATGCGCACCGCGGTGCCCTGTCCTGCCCAAGAATAGATGAACCCGAATGGCAATCCGACCGTCAGACCGGTCGAACGGACGAGTGTATCAAGGAAGCCGTTGAATGTCGGAGAGGGCCGATTGAAATCGACAGGATTGAAAGATTCTCCTTCTGCCAAGTACTGAATCGCCCCAGGTTCTACTTTTTTCATGCGGTCTGCGTCAGCAGAATAGTCCGAATGACTTGAATCAAGTGACACATCCTGATCGGCACTACCATCAGCATTGTTGATGACACCACTAATTGAGGATAAGTACTTTACAGAAATTTTCTCGCACGCCAGAATCTCCTGCAAATCCTTAATATCGGTGATGGATGCGTCAAAAGCGGAGAATCCGCGGTATGAATCCAGCCGTGTTGTGTCAAAAAGGTGGAGAAAATCTTGTGCTGGCACTTCTAGCGCCGGCATCATGCTCTCACCGGTGGTGCTTCGGTTGTAAATACGGTAACGGATCGGGCGACCCATCGCATCAATGACCACACCGGAGAAATCCTGCTCGTTCCGCTTTAGCGGCTTAAAAGGCTTTGTGTCGGTGCCGTTCCGGTTTGGAATCGACCCAATACGGTCAGCCTCGATGGCCTGAAGGCGGATCGGACTGAGTTTGAGCATTTCATCCATCGGCGTCATCGGCACTTCGCTCACGATGTAGCCAATGTCTCCGTCGCGCTTCATCGAAGTCACTCCCAGCCCAGCCATCACGCGAAAATGGTGCCGGCGCGTTAGGTCGCAGCTCGCCATCCACCGCTCCACATAAGCAGAAATCGCCTTATTGGCATCCTCCGACGATGTGCGCGGGACATACTGCAAGCGTCCCACCGAAAACGTGCGGAACTTGCGCAGGATCGACTTAACGACACTGCTGTTCTCCTCCAGCCACCGCGCTTCACGAATCAACGTCACCCGGTCGGTATGATTGCGGCTAGAGTCAGGCTGATCCAATGCTTGCCCACTTGCCCGGCGGTTTGTCGATGACTGAGCACCCACGCGCCAATATCCCACCTTATCTCCAGCCTCTAGCTGCGCTTTCGCGCGTTGGCGTTGCAAGGCAGTTGCCGGGCTGAAAAACCGAATGGCTTGTTCGATGAAACTCATAGAGGAAACGTGGAAAAGTCAGGCTTGAGCCGGTTGGAGATAAGCGGATATTTGACTGGATCAAGCTGGTGCATCCGTCGCATGACTGCGCGCATCAGCGTCATGACCGGAATGCCACCGTCATTGCCGCTCGAACGGGTTTCTGACTCACCACCGCCAGATGTGGCAATGACCATCGTTCCTTGCCCTTCGGTCAGTGCCGCCAAGCACTGCTCGTAAAGCGTCTCGCAGTACTGTAGCGAAGCATATCGCAAAATCGAAGGTCCACCCATAAAATCACACTAACTGTCAAGCGTTGACAGGAGTTTGCTCCACACGGCCTAGCGTTTTGAGTGATGGCATCTCTAGCACGTCTGCCTGGCCAATGATTTTTTCAATGTGGGCCGCTAAACACTGCATAGACTCGCAGTCGAATGAGTGGTTTTCTCCCAGCTTTTTGAAATAGGTTTTATTCTTGCCGGTCTTTTTGCATTTTTCCGTCACAAAAACTTCGTTTTGAATCTCTCTGTAGTACCATTTTGGGGCATTGTTGGCCACTTGCCATGATGCTCCTTGCCCTGCACGTAGCCGGTGAAAGTTCAGCTTGATGTAGTCGCTCGCCCACCTGATGCGCTTACAAAGGTCTGCTTTTCGCATGGTTTTGCCTCCTGTCCTCGCAATACCGATGCCTGAGTCTACAAATTGCACCTGCGAATATGGCCGGCGCACCTGTTGAGACTTACCTGTGCGCTTGTCCAAGATCGTCCAAGTGAACGATTGAGCCCCATCTCCCTTGGCTGCCATCCAATCATTGTCGGCACACTGGCGATAGACCTCGCCCTGGTATCGCTCGAAGCCGCAATCGACAAACACCCTGCCGTCGTTGATGTTTAATCGCTTTTGCAAGTCGCGCAATTGATCCCAAGTATGCAGCTCCCCAGCAAAAAAGAGGCGTGAGTCGCCGTTTTCTGCCCATAAACGCACAATGACCCGGAAATAGTCCCTCTGAACGTCCACAGTCAGGTATCGGCGGTATTCTTGGTCCCACTCCTCCTCCATCGCAAACCCGCCCGACAAATTGACCTCCTCCGACTGAAACTCCCTCATATCCCAGAATTCACCCAGCCTTTTGCGCACAAACTCTGCAAGAGGTGAATAATCGCCTAGTTTTCTAGAGTATTCGGCCTTGAGAAACTCTGATGCGATAGTATCCCACGAAACCCATGGAACCGTGAGCGCATTCCAGTGGTAAGACTTCACACGGGGATCTGGTGCCGAGTTCTGATTCTCGTAGAACCCGCTGTTCGCAATCGACCGCCTCACCCGTGGATCGTCCTTCAGCATCACGTGACAAGCAGGGCACTCGTAACGAACAGTATTCCGAATGCGCGCTAGGTCGTACTTGCCATCTGCCAGCTTTGCTCCCTCGCCATCCCACCGCAACTGAGATAGAACCATCGGCCAGTGCTCGTTACATTCAGGACACCGCACCTGCCATTCACTGCATGACCCGGCGATGAAAGATTCGTAGAACTCGCCGCTGTTGTTCATCGGCGTCGAGACGTAGATGCGCTTTGAGTTCCGCGCATCGAACGATGTCGTGCGCTTCCTTGATTCGTCGATGTGCCCGTGTGGCCAGTAAGCTGCTTCATCTCCAATTACGTACTTCGCCGCCTTGGATTGCAGGTTGTGGATGTTGTTCGCGCCCATCACATACTGGGTCATGTGCGCAAATGCCACCGTCCTCTTCTGAATCGACTTATCCCCACGAGCGAGCAGCTTGGTGACTGGCTTGCAATCCAGAATGCGATGCTTGAACCGCGTATCAAGAAACTCGTCGGCGTGCTCGTCAGTCTGGAGGTAGAGACACATGTCGCCTCCTTCCTCCGCGATCAGGTAGAGCATCGCACCTTCGGCCAGGGCCGTCTTGGCACTCTGCACCGAACACGCGCAGATGATTTCGCGTGTCTCGTGGTTCTTTAGCTGCGTCAGCGGCTCCTTGATCCATGGCGAGTTCTTCGTGTCGAATGCCCCAAGAATCGGCCCGCGCTCGAATCGCACATGCGTTTTCAGCCAGTCCTCCACTTGCAGCTTAGGAGTTGGGCGAAAGATTTCCCTGACGGCATTGTAAATGATGGAACTCATTTTTTCTGCCTCTTAGGCTTTGGCTTTTCCTGCACAACTGGCTCCGGCTCTAAATCATCGCCGTCATCAGTAATTGTGGTCAATGCCTCCTCCAGCTTTGAGTAGTCTTCGACAGACAACTCTTGGCAGATTTTGTCGATCTTCTCCCTGATCCGTTGTTCCGCTTCCGCCGGCGTAACGCCACTGACTTCATACGCCAACTCTGAAGGAACGCGGGAGAACTTGTCTTTGACCGCATAACAGATTGCTCTGAAAGCGATGAGCACTTTATCGACCTCGATTAGAATTGACTCAGCTTTCTTGTTTTTAATTTCAAGGTTTTTGCACTCAAGGAAGATTTTTCGCGCTTTAAGCGTCGCCACATCCTCCACGCCTTCGACGTTCACCTCGTCGCCATCGTTCAGCCGCGTATAGTTGCCGTCTGCCAAAAACTGCTTTCTCACCACCTTGATGGCATCAAGATCGTAGCCCAGTGGCGTCTTCTGGAATGCGTCCGGGTTAATCTCTTGCCACCGCCGCATGGCCGCAGGGGTCACGTTAAAGACCGCCGCAACCGCGCCAAGGTTCTTTTTCCACCGCGCATGGTCCTTGTGACGGTGCAGAAAATCGGTGTCGGCGACAGACAGGACAACGCCGCGCTGGACTTTTTCAAGCAGCGATTGAAAACGCTCTTGTGTTTGCTCTGGAGTAAGTGCCTCCATCAGGAATTGCGCATTGACGCACGGCTGCGCGCGATCAGCTCCGCAGCATGTGCAGCACGGCCTGTGCTCTCGCACCACTCAATCCATTCACGTAACAGCACACCGGTGTCGCCAAGTCGCTCTTGTGAGTCAGCAACCGTCTCCTTCGAGACATCCATCGTCTGCTGCATCCGCGGTGGCGGTGCACCAAGAGTGATTTCACTGTCCACCTTCGGTGGGCACGGCGGTTTCGGAAATCTTTTTAGTGAGGTCATTATAAATTGAAATGATAAACTCCATGTCTTCGAGAATCTCCGAGATCATCTCGTCATCCAAAGTCTCGATGACCTCGCCCTCTCTCCACCATCGACGAATGCACCCGAGCGAGGCCATCAAATTCTGGAATTTGTAGACATCCGTCTTCCGCGGCGTTGGCTTGGGTGCAGTCTCTTCACCGATGGTGATCTGGAGCTGCTTGTATTGGCTGCTGCCAGACTTCTGCAACGGTGGCGCTTGCGGCGACATACGCGCGAGACGCATACAACGGTAGACCGCATAGTAGTCGCCACCACCGATATTCTGTGATGCGTATTCTTCCCACGCGTCTTCCCCGACTGCATCCTTGAGCTTTACGCACGCTTTACCAACAGCCCACGCACGAGTGAATGCCGTAGCCGAAATGCCAGCCGCCATCTGCGCCTCATCCCGCATGATGCCCAACTCTCGTGACGCATATTCTTGCAGCTCGTCTGAGCTGAATGATTCAAAGTTTGGAAGAGCAAGCTGCATATCAGGCGTCGCGGCGGAACTTGAATGGATGAGACGAGCTGTCTAGCGTGTAGACCTCGCCCGGATGTTTGGCCATCCTCGCACGGATGGCTGCTTCAGCCTGGCATTTGCGAGCGGCACGCATCTCCCTGACTTCATTGACCTGCATCCACTTGAATAATGGCGCGCTGGTGCGTGTTTCTGGTTTAACGGGTTCAAACATTATAGCTGTTTTTCTTGTGCATACGCGAGCATCAGAAGCGCGTCTGCGGTTTTGAGGGTCACCTTCAGATGAGGGTAGCGCCGCTGTGCTTCGGCTTTCAGTTTATTTTTCCACTCGGTAGTGCTGGCATCGCCTTTTGTTCCGAGCCGAAAATGTTTCTGCCAATCCTGTGGCCTCACGAGGATAACCGGCATCCGAAGCGATACTGCGATCCCCCGCAGCAAGCCACAGTTGAACGCCAGAGGGAAGATTGTGCTTCCTGGCAATGCTCGCCCCACGAACTTCGGCACGTCCTCGATGACACATTTGACGCCGGGCCGCATACTGTATAGCAGGCCGATCTCCTCGGCTGTCTCGGTGTCGCTGTCTGGCATAGCCATGCAGGACGCGAGAGAGGCACCACCGTCCCATGCGATGCCTCCATTAACTCCGGGATCAATTGTGATGTAGGTGGTCATGATTTTGGGGCGTCCTGCTCGATGTTGGACCACTTTGCAAGGTGGACGGATTTGTAGACTTTCCTCTGTGGCTGCGGACGCATCCCATATTGCGGCTTCAAATGGAAACTGTCTAATATTTTTTCAACTTTTTTTGAAAACGCTTGTTTGCTAATATTATGTCTTTTTGCAATTTCATCCATCGACTCCTCGGCGCGTCCGATGAGGCCGTAGCAGTAGGCGACCGCATCGAGTTCAACCATCGGAGTGGCTGAGTCTGCGATGTGAGCCAGCACTGCACTGATGCCCTTCGCGTAAGAGTAGTGATCCATGCCGTATCGACCGTCTCTCTCTATTTGCAGTTTTATATACTCTTCTTTTACGATCGCGATTGCCTGAGTGCGCGAAAGATCCTGCACACGCTTCCAGCGGAGCACAAGGCGCTCTGCTAGAACGTCTTCTGGCGCTTCAGTGAACTCCGGTGCCGCGACTTGAAAGGCTGGATGATCGGTGTCGATATTTTTATATACCTAAATTGCTATTTTAATCAAGTTTCTAAATGCAATTTTATTACTAATGCAAAAAAGTTGCGTTAGTGGGACTTGGGCGCGAGAGTCGGAAACC